ACGCTTTCAACATGTCCGCCGACGTCAAGCACTCGCTTATCCACAACGAAGTCCTCCAATGGGTTTTCCCCGAACTCCCGAAGGAAGAGAACGCCTACGACGACATGACCCAGAAGCGGATCCAGCAACGCCACGTCAAGTTGGACTTCGCCTCGCTCGAGACGACGATGGTCTCCCGCCATTATCCCGTCTGGCTCAACGACGACTTGGAGAACGACGAGAACGCTAAGACCGAATACATGCGCGAAGAACTCAAGAAGAAGTGGAAGTACCAGAAGGCCGTCCTGACCAAGATCAAGAGCCGCGGCATCGGCCTTGAATACGAGATCGGAACGCCCTACTCGGTCAACGGATTGACCTGGATGATCCGGAACCTGGCGCGGTATTCGAAACTCGAGATCCCCTGTTACGTCAACCGCGACATCAAGCAGGGGGTCACGTTTCCCGAACTCTACGCCGTCGATGATTTCGAGGGCAAGCGGGAAGAGATGGGCAATTCGATTTTTTCGGCACAATTCCTTCTCCTCCCGCTGTCGGAAGAGGACGCCCTTTGTCCGGAGGGCTGGATGCGAACGTGGAGCAAGCTACCCGACCTCCGGTGGCGTTCAATGGTAGTGGACCCCGGCGGTTCCTCCCCGGGAAAATCCGACGCCACCGGAATCACCATAGTCGACACGGACGAAAACGGAGTCATCTATATCGTCCACGCCGACGAGTATTTCCTCACCCCGGAAAAACTCAACGACTGCATCGTGAATTTGATGAACACCTACGATCCGGATGACACTCGCATCGAAAAAGAAAGATACTCCACGACGATCGCCGACACCTGGCAGCACAAGTATCCACTCTTGAACATCTCCTTCGTCGAACATAAGGGGCGGAGGAAGGGATGGTCGAAGGGAACGTCGGCGAACATGAACGACAGCCGGATCTGGCGCCTGAAACAATGGTTCGAGACGCGCCGGATCCTCGTCGGGCCGAACATGCCCGTCTTCGAGAAGCAACTGCTCGAGTATCCGGATTCGACCCGCGACGACATGCTCGATTCCCTGGCCTACCAGCTCGACATCCGCAGAATCCCCAAGCGGAAGGGGAAGATCGTCCTTCCGTCCGGCCGGGAGTTCGAACCGTCGATCGAAGAGAAGTTCGAAAAAGAGATGGACACATATTACGAACGAAAAATGGAACGAGAACAAGAGAGGAACGCAGATGCTAGCTTTTAAGAAGCTCATGGAACGCTGGGACATCGAGAAGAAATATCTTCCCCTCATCCACGCCGAGCTCCAGAAACTCAATGACGAGAAGACCAAGCAAGCCAACGAAACGGTCGCGGTCTTCCGGGACGTTGTCCGCGAACTCAAGGCTCTGGCCATGAACGAGTCTAACTTCATCGAGGTCATCCGCCATTTCTTCGCCATCGAAAGAGGGCAACGGGACAAAGTGGAGAAGGAGCGCCTTGAGATGCTAGAGAACGTTAAGGCCGGAAAGCATGACGACCTGTTCTGAGGAAAGCGATGGACTATAAAGACGCGACGATCCTGCCCGAGGACAAGGAACAGGAACACCTGTCGTTCGTCCAAAAACAGATACTCACCCACCCCGTCGTGAAGGTCCACCACGGGAAGTGGAAGGAACTCATCGAGTGGGAGAACGGCAATCAATTCTCCATCTGGGACGACACGGCCTCGTCGATGATGCCCGTCCAGCTCAAGCGGCGGAAAAAAAAGGTCGTCATCAACCTGCTGAAACCCCTCGCCGAGGCCATCGAAGGCAAGCTGAATTTCACCGCCCAGTTCGAGGGGGTTCCAAACTCCTCCGAGCTCCGCGACATCAACGGGGCCCAGGTGGCGACGAAACTGATCGCCCACAACGATTATCTCAACGACGTGGATGCCCTGAACGAGGACCTGAAATACGACCTCATCCGCACCGGGAACGCCTTCCGCAAATGGACATGGGAGACGGGCCGGTTCGGGTACGTCGAGAATACCAAGGGCGAGAAGACCAAGGAAGACGGCGAACTCGTCGGTTGCGTCCCGTCCGTGTTCAATATCCGCCTCGACCCGGCGGCAAGGGGCGTGGAAGACGCCCGCTGGATCATCGAGATCGCCGAGGTCACGGAAGAGGCCGTCTGCGAGACGTTCGGGATTACCGCCGAGGACATCAGAGTCGCCCAATCGGACCCCTCGGGAAAAGTGGGGTCGGGGGTGGATGGCCTGAAATACAAGGGGATGAACGAGAAGGAGGCCGAGAAAGACAGGGACGAGCCGACCCACATCGTCGCCTGGTACTGGGAGAGAACGTCTCCCGCATACCCCGAAGGCCGGCACATCATCAGCATCCCCGGCACGATTCTCTGGGCCAAGCAGAACCCGGCCCTTGGAAAACTGCCGTTCTTCAAGTATGGCTACAAGCGCTACGGGAGTTCGCCCTGGTTTACCGGGCCGCTCCATCACGTCCAGGACATCCAGCGCGACTTCAACCGCATGATCTCGATCATCTCCGAACACGTCGAGGGATGGCGGGCGAAGATGGTCATGGACAAGAACCAGGGTCTCAAGGAAGGCGCCTTCACGACCGATTCGTTCGAGATCCTGGAAGTCGACATGAGCAAGGGGCCTCCGATCCCCGTGAACATGCCGGTTCTTTCTCCCGAAGTCATGAACCACCGGGATTTCCTCATCGGCGCGAAAGACCTTGTCTCGAACGTCCATGAGGTCTCCTACTCGCAGTTGCCGGAAAGAGCTTCCCGGGCTCCGGCGTCGCTCTACGCGATGATGGTCGAGCAGGAGAACCAGAAAATCGACCCGATGATCCGCCGGCACAACCGGACGCTCAAGAGAGAGGTTCAGTTCCGGCTCGAGATGATGGGCCGATACTATAAAAATCCGAGAATGGTCAAGATCATCGGCGTCAACGAGCGCTCGACGATCGCTTATTTCTCCGGGTCCAAGATGGAGGGGAATTACGACGTCAAGCTCGTCGTCGGAGTTTCCATCCACCAGTCCAAGACCATCCAGCAGCGCATGATGCTCGACCTCAAGCAGGCCGGCGCACCCATCGAATGGAACACGATCTTCAAACTCCTCTGGGAAGGGGACATTTCCGAGAAGATCCGCGGCGATATCGCCGACGAGCAACGGGCATCCCGCGAGAACCAATGCTTCCTCGAGGGGACCTATAAGAAGGATTTCAAGGACGGCGGCGTCCTGATATTGATTTGGGACAACCACGCCGTTCATCTGGACATGCATACGAAACTCGCCAAGACGGAAGAGGCGCAACGGTGGGACGACGAAACGTCCGCGGCCATGAACGCGCATATTCTCCAGCACATGGGAATGTTGAAACAGATGATGCAACGGGCCGCGGCGGAATCGGCGACCACGCAGGCGGCGGCGGCCGGAGCCGGCGGCGGACAAGCGGGCGCCGGCGGAGGCGGCGGCGGACAAGCGACAGACGAGACGCAATCCGTAGAGGATTCTTTACCATTTTAATTCAGGAGGAACAATCATGAACGCAGAAGACCAAGTCGCCGAGCCAAAGGCCGGTGAACAGTCTCTAGAAAAATCTCCCTCTCTCGATGAGCAATTTAGTCGAGGTTGGGAGCAGGTGGAAATTGCCACCGAACAGGAAAATGCGGCCAAGGCCAAGCCCAAAGAGGAAGCCAAGGCCGCGGAGAAGAAGGAACCGGGAGATTCGACCTCGAAGCCCTACAAGGTTCTCAAGGTCGGCGGGAAAGAGATCCCCGTGGCAACCGAGGAAGAGTTCATCGCTCTGGCCCAGAAAGGTGCCGACTACACCAAAAAGACGCAGGCGCTCGCCGACGATAGGCGGGGCGCAGAAGCGGAGGTCAAGAAGGAGGAGGATCGCCTGGCAGCGGCCTCAACCCGAATGGAGACACTCCTGCAGAAAATCATCGACAAGGGCTACGTGCCAGAAAAAGTCGGCGCTGCCGTAAAGGCCAAGGTTGCCGCAGCGGGAGAGGCGGTCGACGACGCGGGCAAGGTAGACGAAGACGATAAGGCGATCTACGAGGAATTCCAGATCGACCCTGCCAACGCCTACCCCCACGAAAAGAAGACCGTCAAGGCCATCGCCGAAATGAGAAAGGAGCTCCAACAGCTCCGCCTCGAACGGGCAACGGAGACCGCCGAAAAGGCGATTGCCGAAGAAAGAGAGAATTTCCCTTACGACGACATCAAAGACGACCAAGGCGAAGACCTCACCAAGAAACAGCTTTGGGCTCTCGTCGTGGCGAAGAAACAGCTCTCGGGAATCGAGAAGCCGGACATCAAGATGATTACGGGCTGGGCGAGGGAGGCCGTTCGTGACCTCCACGACAAGCAGAGAAACGGAAAGCCCGCCGAGATCAGCGATGACATGGACCTGGCCGAGTTCATCGAGTTCATGAAGAAATTCCCGAAGTTGGCCCAGACCCTGAAAGTCACGGTCGGGGCGAAAGCCATCGAAGAGAACGAGGCTGAGAAGGCCAAGGTTCCCCCGTCGATCAAGGGGGCCACGCGGCCGGCGGATCTGACGCGGAAACCGAAAGCTGACGCGGGCCAGCGCAAGTCGCTCGATGATTATCTGGACGAGGGGTTCAAGGACCCCGAAACGATCAAAGCATTAACCGGAGGGTAATACTATGTCAGTCGCACAACTCTCCACGGCCGGCCTCAACAAGCTCTTCCTGGAGTATATCAAGCCGGGCCTGGAAGTCGCACTCTACGAAAACACCTCCGTCTACGACAGGTTCAAGACCAATACCGAGGACGTCAAGGGCAAATGGGGCGTAACGAAGGTCCTCACGGCCACCCCCAAGTCGTTCCGCGCCTCCTCGACATCGACGTTCCCCACGGCGGACCAGGGGACCTACAACGAGTTCATCTACTACATGAAGAGGGGCGGCTACGGCACTCTTCAGTTCGATGGGCTCGCCATGGCCTGCGGCAAGGGTGCCGGGGCGGTCAAGGAACTCGTCAAGGCGGAAGTCGACGCCATGATGCTCTATATCCCCACGAAGCTCAACAAGCAGTTCTGGGGTGACGGGTCAGGGCGTCTGGCCATCGCCGCGGCAGCCGAAGCCGCGCACACGCACATCACCGTCGACGGCGACACAACCAACTGGGGCCGGTTCGGCATCGACGCCAACGAATACACCGACCCCTCCAACTACCTCTTCGAGGGCATGTCGATCGACGTCTACACCGCCGCGGGCGGCCTCGAAGCGTCCGACGTCAAGATCTCGAGCATATCGCTCGGCGGGGCCGGGACGGACACGCTGACGATGGCGTCGGCTGTCACGATCTCGGACAACTCCTTCATCTACGACCACAACACCTATCCCACGGGCGGGACGGAAGCGGCCGGGACGGGAGTTCCCATGGGCCTCTACGGAATCTGCGAGAGTCTCAATCCCTACATCGGGGGAGTTCTCTCGACCGCATTTCAGGGCGTCAACCGGCTCACGAACACCTGGGCGCAGGCCCAAATGTTCAATATGGGGACGGCCATCGGCACGCCCGCAGTCGTCACCGACCAGGCAATCCTCAAGGTCATCCAGAAGGTCGAGCGCTACGGAGCCA